AAAAACGCTTTATGTTAATGAATTTGATGTGGATATTCTTAAGCGAAAATTGGCTCTCTTTTGTTATTATCGGCGTATAAACGTCAGGCACGTTAGTGGTGTGTCTGATGATTTAATAACTTTTTGTTACCACTTCTAAAGTATGGATGTGATCTTTAATTTCTATATAAATTCCTTGCTCTAAAAGAAATTACATGCTATTCATATAATGTGCCTAACTATTCAGTTTTACGTCCCAGGGTGGCACGTGGCAGCCCCACAATACCCAGGGAAACAAGGTGCGTGTGTATAGATTAAGTGGTCTTACGCACAAAGAAACTCACTTGCTCAAAACTCAATTAATTCAAAACATTCTTCAGATTTAAATGATATATACGGACAGGCCACGGAACAGGTTGAAATTATTGGCTTTCAGGATGAGGGCGCGGTTGAAGAAATGCAAGCGCCCCTTCAAAACACGCAAACTCCACAAAGCATGGTCATGGCTTCAACAAAAGAAAACAAAACTCACACAATTCCCGGATTTTTGGAGCGTCTTTATGAGATTGACAATTTTCAGTGGGCAGCTACCTCTCCAGCTGGTACAGTTTTAAAACAATACAGATTTCCAGACGTTTTGCTTTCCCAGCCCGCATTGTCCCGTAAGGCCTACAACTTCTTCGGATTGCGTGCTGGGGTTGAACTAGTAGTTCTTGTTAACAAACAGAAATTCCAACAGGGAAACTTACTAATTTCTCACCTGCCTGGTGCAAAATATAATGCTGCTAAAGATGCTATGTGCCAGACTACAACTCCTACTGCTTCTTCCGCCAATCTTGCTACGCTTACTGGAATGCCTCGCGCGAATTTGGATCTTATGGACGCTACCAAAGCTGTTCTAAAAGTTCCTTATGCTTCTCCCTTTGTTTATTATAACTTGCTTTCTGGTGATGGAACCATCGGTGATTTTTACATTACGGTCTATTCTCCTCTTCAAGATATTGCTTCCTCTGGTACAGTTTCAGTTCAGGTTATGGCGCGCTTTATTGATGTTGATTTGCAA